CAATTTGCCAACCCCACGGAGGACAAAAAAGGCGGAATCCACGCAGGGGAAATCAAGAGCTACATTCAGCTTTGCCTGGCCCTTTCCGAAATGGCCAAGGAAATAAAGACTGCCAGCCCCAAGGAACCTCAGCGGGAGAACCCCAAATTTGCGATGCGGACTTGGCTGATGCGCCTCGGATTCATCGGTGAGGAATTTGCCACGGCAAGGGAAATCCTCACAAGGAACCTTGAAGGCGATGCCGCTTTCCGCTTCGGCAGGAACACCCCTTCGGCCTAAGCGCCAACCACGGCCCACACAGGCCCGCCACAAGGCGGGCTCGGGGTGGTAGAAGGGATGTTCCTTCGGAAGCAGAAAGGATGGCTGATGAAAATGAAAGGCAGAATTTACATTGCTTACGGAAGCAACATGGATTTGGAGCAGATGAAGTTCCGTTGTCCCAAGGCAGAACTTTTGGGGACAGGGCTGCTGGAAGGCTGGAGACTGATGTTCAAGGGGAGCAAGACCGGGGCCTACGCCACCATTGAAAGGGAAAAGGGGCTGATGGTGCCGGTGGTGCTTTGGCGGATAACAGCAACGGACGAAGCAAACCTTGACTACTACGAAGGTTTTCCAACTTTTTACTACAAGCGTATCATCCAAGTCACGAAAACCGATGCTAACGGCATTCGATGCGGGCTGTTACGTGGAATGGCCTATATCATGCATGAGGAGCGTCCGTTGGAGGTTCCCTCTTTGCATTATCTGGATACCCTTGATAGGGCTTACCTGAAATTTGGCTTCGATGAGGAAATTCTTGGAGATGCCTACGATTACAGTTGGGAAGCATCCCGGTGAAGTATACACAGTAATTCTCTGAAAAATGCTTGCTATAAATCCTGTTTAGAGCGAATATACACATACCAAAAGGAAAACCTAGACAAGCAAAAGGAGGAAAAGACCATGTGGAGCAAGGGCACCATCGAGATTGAGGGCATCGAGGTACAGTATTGGGCTAAGCATTTTGAGGAAGGCTCGGAATTTGGGATTGACGGCGGCAGGATTTCCAAGCTGGAATGCAGGGCAAACGGCAAGACCATCCTGCACTACGACAGAGGATGGGACATGGAGCCGGAAACGGAACTTGGGTACAAAGCCTACGCCATCCTTACCGGAAAGTTCAACTGAACATGAAACCTTCAGAAGCAGCCCTTCGGGGCTGTTCATCGTTTGGGATGTATACACAAATAAATGCGAATAATGACTTGCTATTTCTCCCATTAAGAGTGAATATACACATACCGAAAGGAAAACACCTAGACAAAGAAAGGGAGGAACATCAAAATGAAAAACGCATTTGCAGAGGATTTGGCAAAGGAGCAGGGCTTTAGAATAGCCTACGCAGAAGCAACCACCGAAGAAGCAAAGCGGGAGGTGAGGGAAGCCCACAAGGCATTCGAAGCAACCCTTTTGGAAAAGGGCGAAGCCTACGCAAGATACTTCTGGGAATACGATGAAGCCCAAGAAAGGGGCAACGCCTGCATCGACTTCAACGAGTGCATTTGGGAAGACCAAATCCCAAAAATGATTGCAGACCTAAAGGCCCTCGGAATCAAAGAATTCACCCTTTCCTCCACCTACTCAAGCATAGTAAAGACCGTTTGGGTTTTCCAGCAGAACGGTTGCAGCCTTGAAGGGATGGAAGAAATCAACGGACATTGCAAGAACTATGAAACCGGGGATTACGAAAAGGTCCCCGCCTTCAAATTCAAGGTAAACTAAAACAAAAGCAAAAGCCAAGGGGAGCCGCAAGGCTCCTTTTAAAGTATACATAAAAATTATCTGAAATTCGCTTGCTATAAATCTTGTTTAGAGGGAATATGTACACACCGAAAGGGAACAGCCTAGACAAGCGAAGGAGGAATTGAAAATGGCAAACCGCAACCCGCTAACCCAGAAGGAACAGAAAGACCTGCTGAAGATTGCCAAGGAAAACATCCTGGCCATGAAGGAGAGAGGAACTTTTGAAGCCCGCTACAGGGATGACGAGGATTTCTTCGAAGTAGCGGTTTGGAGCCTGGAGGTGGCAATGACCGAGGCCTATCTTTTAGGCAAGAAGAACGGTGGCAAGGATTGACAAAAGCAAACAAACGGAACAGCCCTTCGGGGCTGTCACTCGTTAAGAAAGTATACAAAGAAATTATCTTTAAATCGCTTGCTATAATTCTCGTTTAGAGCGAATATACACATACCAAAAGGAAAACACCTAGACGAAAAGGAGGATGCAAGCATGAAAACGATTTACAGACTGGATGGAAAGAAAATCAGCAAGAAAGCCCTGACGGAGATGATGGGGGCAGAGGAGGTCAAGAGGATGACCCAGGAAGCCTGGGAAACCACGATGGAAGACCCCAACATTTGCAACGACTTCTTCATTGGCAAGGGGATGCTGAACATCGAATTCCAGAATTGACGCAAGACAATCAAGCGACAGCCCTTCGGGGCTGTTGCTTGTTCTGATAAAAATCAAGGGCTGCCGTTGGTAGCTCATTTTTGATTGAAGGTGACAATTTGCGGAAATTGAAAGGCTACACGCCTACAAATTTCATGGCAGTGGATTCCCATTACGACAAAGCGGCCGCTGATTACGCCGTGGGCTTCATCGAGTGCTTGTGTCACACCAAAGGCACCTGGGCAGGGAAGCCCTTTGAGCTCATCGATTGGCAGGAACGGATAATCCGGGATGTTTTCGGCATCCTCAAGCCCAATGGATATCGGCAATTTAATACAGCCTATGTGGAAATTCCCAAGAAGCAGGGCAAGAGCGAACTGGCCGCTGCTGTGGCGCTTTTGCTTTGTTGTGGCGATGGGGAGGAGCGGGCGGAGGTGTATGGTTGCGCCGCTGACCGCCAGCAGGCATCCATCGTATTTGAGGTGGCGGCGGATATGGTGCGGATGTGCCCGGCCCTTAATAAGCGGGTGAAAATCCTTGCCTCGCAAAAGCGGATGGTATTTCAGCCCACCAACAGTTTCTACCAGGTGCTGTCTGCCGAGGCTTACTCCAAGCATGGCTTCAATATCCATGGCGTGGTTTTTGATGAGCTTCATACCCAGCCCAATCGAAAGCTGTTTGATGTCATGACCAAAGGCTCCGGCGATGCACGCATGCAGCCGCTGTACTTCCTTATCACCACGGCAGGGACGGATACCCAATCTATCTGTTATGAAACGCATCAGAAGGCCATGGATATCCTCGAAGGGCGGAAGGTTGACCATACTTTCTACCCAGTGATTTATGGAGCCAGAGAAGATGAGGATTGGACAAGTCCGGAGGTATGGAAGAAGGCCAATCCAAGCCTGGGTATCACCGTTGGTATCGACAAGGTGCAGGCCGCCTGCGATTCTGCAAAACAGAATCCGGGAGAGGAGAATTCCTTCCGCCAGCTGCGGCTCAACCAATGGGTAAAGCAAAGCGTCCGCTGGATGCCAATGCATAAATGGGATGCCTGTGCTTTTCCTGTGTTGGAAGATGGACTAGAGGGGCGTGTCTGTTACGGTGGTCTTGATCTGTCCAGCACTACGGATATCACGGCTTTTGTGCTAGTATTCCCCCCACAGGACGAAAATGACAAATACACCGTCCTGCCGTATTTCTGGATTCCCGAGGACAATGTTGACCTTCGCGTGCGCCGTGACCATGTTCCCTACGATGTCTGGCACCGACAGGGGAAACTGGAGACCACCGAGGGCAATGTTGTTCACTACGGCTACATCGAAAAATTCATCGAGCGTTTGGGGGAGCGGTTCAACATCCGGGAGATTGCTTTTGACCGTTGGGGAGCGGTTCAGATGGTGCAGAATCTTGAGGGTATGGGCTTTACCGTTGTTCCCTTTGGACAGGGCTTTGCCAGCATGAGCCCGCCGACCAAGGAACTGATGAAGCTGGTGCTGGAGGAACGAATTGCCCATGGTGGGCATCCGGTTCTTCGCTGGAATATGGACAATATCTTCATACGCACCGACCCTGCCGGGAACATTAAGGCGGACAAGGCCAAGTCAACAGAGAAAATCGACGGGGCGATCGCCCTGATTATGGCTCTTGACCGAGCTGTTCGGTGTGGCAATGTGGCAACAGAGAGCGTTTATGACAATCGGGGAATCCTCTGGATTTGATAAGTGTATACATAAAATAATTCTCAATTATGGCTTGCTATTCTTCCAATTAAGAGCGAATATACACATACCGAAAGGGAAAACACAGACGACCGAAAGGGAGGAA